GCAGCATAAACAGCTGGAACATTGCGGCTATTGCCGCCCATTGTCAAGCCTCTTTGATAACCATCGCCAAACGGGATAGAAAAAGCATTACCTAGCTCACCAAAACCAATTGCAGGACCTCTATATGAGCCTTCACCGCCGCCAAATATTGATTTGATACGTGAAACAAAGCCCATTATTTATCTCCCTCTTGGGACGCTTTACGCTTCTTTGTGGTTTTTTCTTTGATTGCCTCTTCATATGCGGCAACCGATACTGAATTCTCAATTTTTTTAAAACTATTTGCGCCACCAGCTGGACTCTGCGCATGACCGTCTGCAATTAACTTTTCAGCTAATGTCTTTTCGCACTCAACAAAGCCGGTGCGGCCATTTAACTCATTTAATTTTTTATATGCCCAGATTAGCATTGGAAGCCTCTTATAAAAACCCCAGGGGGTAAGCCCTGGGGGTATTTCACACTACTTTAAATTACCAAGCTACTGCAGTGATAGTCTGAACAGCGCCAGTGCGGTTTACAGTCCAATCAAGTTCCCACATTGCGCGGATAGCGGCAGTGTTTGTTTGATATAGGCTGCGAACTGGGTTGGCAGTTACTGAACCAACGATCTCCAACGGCAATGTGTCTTCCATGTGCAATGTAGCAACATCTGTTCCAACAAAGCGTGGTGCTGAGCCAGCGAAGTAAACTTCAGCAGCGTCAACCAAGTAAACAACATCAGCAGGCACGTTTGTTGATGTCACAACAGGCACACCAATCAATGAACCAGAAGACATCTCTGGGAATGCAACAGCGCCAACAGCGTTAGTAGCTAATTGCAAGCCCCAAGCACGTGCTGGGTTCATGATCCAAACTGGCTTACGACCAAGATTCAAGCTAGCCATTTGCTGCAAGCGGCCGCGCAAGTCAGTCATGATGTCAGCAACTGTGTCACCAGCAGAAGCAGCAGTGTTAGGAGCTACAACACCGTTTTGGATACCGGCTGGAGCAATTGCTGAACCAGCTGTGTTTGACAAGAATGCAACGTCAAGCGCTTGTGCTGTGTCAGTTACCATTGCTGAACGGATTACGTCCAAAATGTTTGGTGTTGAGCGCTCAAACAATTCATTGCTGAATGTTGAAATAACGCCCATTGACTTAGGTGTCAAGATCTTGCTTGTGAAGCCCATTTGCTTAACAGGAATCGGAGCAGCTTCAGCACGGAATGCGCCTGCTAGGTTAGGAGTCTCAGCGCGCATAGGGATCTTAATGCTCTGATAACCTTCAAATGTGTATTGGTTTAAACCAAGACGTGGGATAACAGATTCAGGCTTTAATGTGTCCATAAAAGCTGCATATGTATCACGCACTAATTCGCTTGCCCAACCTTGCACGTCTGTTCTTGCTGGTGCTGAGGCTGCTTTAGTAATAGCTGCAACGCCTTCGTCTGAGCCGAAGCGGTTAGCCAATACTGAATCAACTGAAACACGCTTAACGTGGGCTTCAGCAACAGCAATAACTGATTTGAATAGCAAGTCAGCATTTGCTTTGTTGCCCATGTGTTTAGCTTGAACAATGTTAGCAGCAACTGGAACAGACTTAACAGCAAGAGCTGCTTCAGCTTTACGCAATGTCTCTAAAGACTTAGCTTCTGTTTCAACTTGAGCTGATAGCTCTTCAACTTGGTGCATAGCTGAGTCGTCACCTGACTCTAATGATTTGGTAGCTTCAACTAAGCTGTCTTTGCTAGCGTTAAGCTTTTGCTCAGCCGCTACGATTTTTTCTGCGATTGTCATAATTAAATTCCTAATTATTTATTGGTTAAGGATAAAACTGCTTTTGAGATCGAAGCGGCAGCTTTTGCTCTCAGGTCGTGCAAACGCATTTCATGCTCTAGCTTGAGCTGGTCAACGTCTGCGTTTGGATTTGCATCCAAATTCTTAATAGCATAAATGCTAGCATCTGCATTGCATGGGATTGTCACTGCAGATAATTCAATGATTTCATATGATTTAAAGCGCAAACCTTTTTTCATGCGCTCGACTTCTAAGCCGCGGAAACCAATTGACAATCCACGCACTAGGCCAGATTTAATTTGCTTCCAGGTCTTTTCCACATACTCAAGCTCTGAGTTTTTAGCAATATGTGCCTCAATCTCAATGCCCTTGTCAGTAACTTGTGCAGAGATCACCTCACCAATTGGTGAAGAATGGTCATGCTGAGCTAATAGTGGGAATGGTAAAGTGAATTTAGCGCCTTTAGGTTCGACAATATCGCCGGAGCGATCAGTCGAGGGCGTGGAAGCAATGCCTTTAATAATGCGTTGCTCTTCATCAATCGATTTAACAACTAATGTTGACCAGGATTTGGTTGGGGTCATGGAAACACTCCTATGTTTCCATGATTATGCATAAAAATATTTGTTATGTATATCGCTAAACGATCCAAGAGTCAATATCAACGGCTTGGTCCTCATATGAGAATGCTGCATAGACTGCCATGACCATTGCAACGATCATGTCAATCTTCTGAGTTGATTTAGCTTTATCAAGTTTTAAGTTGCCGGCTGGGTCTGCCACAGCAATAGCATTGGCTGCCCCGAAGTTTAATAATGGATGCCCGCCGTGCTTAATCTTGCCCTGGAGCAATAACTCCATTACCTTCTCAAGTCTAGGCGAAAATGACTGATAGCCCTGGCCCACTTCAATCCAGTTTGCATCATTGCCAAAGCCCACATTATCAGAAATCCGCTTTAATTCCTCAATACGCCAGCGGTCAAAATTAATACTGCATATTTTTGCTGAGTTTAATTCTTGCGCCATAAACTGAGCGACCCATTCATAGTCAATAGTCTTTCCAGGCACGCCAACCATTAAACCTTGCTTAATCCATTCTACATAAGGTGCTCTATCTCTTTTTGCCCTGGCATCAACTGTGGCAACTGGTGTAAACACCCACGGATAAACGTGCACAAAGCCTTCGTCGTCAAATATGGCGCCCACAGCTGCTGTTAAGTCATCTGTTTTTGATAAGTCTAGGCCAATATGTAATGGCTTGCTATTTAATAGGCTGTAATCTGGCTCTGATGCGTTTTCTTTCCATAAAGTAGGTCCAATCCATGTGCTTTCCAGTGAAACACGCTGATTTAATAGCAAATTCCTAACACTGGATTCCATTGATGGAATACGCGAGGCCAATTTAAGCTGCTCCTCCAGATCCTTCTCTGATCTAAAGATCCCTAAGGCAGGATTGGCTTTAGCCCACTGAGTATTATCCATTAAATCACAGTCCGGGTCAGCTTCATATACATGGCAAACAGTATGCGGATCATTTGATCGCCGACTATCATCAATAAAAAGACTTAATAAATCAGCATCAGAGGCGGCTTGAGTGCTAATTGCCATTAGCAAAGGACTTTCATGGGCGCCTTGCGAAGTCATAATAGCCTCAATAAATGGCGTCATTGGGCCTTTAACCTGGCCCACCTCGTCCAACAGGGCGAAAACAGGAGATAAACCATGCGCTGTTGAACCATCAGCTGCTAAAGCGCGATATTCAACGTTTGACTTTAATCCTACAATACGCTTAGACGATGGGATTGATTTATATAATCCAGCAAATTTTGGCTGCAAATCAAGCATTTTTGCGGCTAGGTTATATACCAGCGCCGCTTGATCCCTGGACATGGCTCCTGATACAACTTGAGTATTTTGCTTGCGCATTGGCCCAACCACGTGAGCTAGAATCAAGCCGGCTAAAAGCGCTGTTTTTCCATTCTTACGAGCAATGCTTAAAATAGCTTTACGGGTGCCATGCGGGTTGTCATAAATATCTAGTATAAATTTTTTCTGAAAGTCGGCTAAAACAATAGGTTTTCCCACATGCTGGCCTTCTGGAACGGGGCACAGCTGCTCCACAAACCTAATAACTTTTTGCCCATTTGTTTCACCAATCAAGTTTTGCCCCTTTCGACAAATTATCTTTTGCAAATAATGGTTGTGTGTTGGTATAGTGCAATAGTTTAATTAACTCTTGCTCCGACTTAGCAGAAGCCAAAGGAATAATATGGTCAATATGCCAAACGCTGCCGTAATTTTCTAATGTCATACCATTAACAAATTTATTGGATAAATATTTAGCATAATTAATAAAATCAATACCTAGCATTTCAATAGTTTTATATTTTTTATTTATTATTGCAGCACGAAGCCCTTGTCGTGTCCGGCCGCGAACACTGCAAGCAATTTTATTTAAAGGATTACTGCGGTATGTATTGGCGCCTTTCAAACGAATGGCTCGGGATTTATTTATATTATTTGCACCCCATTCTACTTGCAATTTGTTTGCTGCAATAGGGTTGCGCTTACGCCAATCCTTAGTCAGCAAATATTGACATTTTTTACATGTGCCGCTGCGCCCATCTTTTTTGCGGGCGTCTTTTGCGAATAACTCGAGATTGCCAACAGCAGCACATCTAGTGCAAGTTTTTAAATAATTATCCATTACTTAATTATATCAAGTCATTTTCTGATATTTGTGTTAGGATCGCGCGTGCATCTGCGTCAGCTTTGTTGCGTTTATCCTGGGCTTGACCTGATACGCCCATTTGGGAGGCGGACAAGCCTAAAGCTTTGTTTAACTGTAACACAGTGGCCGATAGACTGGATTTTGCTGTAATAGCCGGGTTAACTACCGGCGTCCCGCGGTCATTTTTAACCATTAATCCATTTGTGGCAATTTCCATATTAGCCTCGTCTAATTGGCTATAGGTCACAGCTAGATTAGTGGCCAACAAACGATGGTTATGGTTCCAGGTGGCTGTTTCGCGGCTCGTGACGACAGCATTAAAATATTTAAGCTCATCACCATCGAGCTTATACATTGGCTCAATTTTAGCTGAAACCATTTTTGCGGTTAAAACCGCTCCCTGCACGGTATTTTTCATTACTCTGTCTTTTGCAGCCATAAAGCCCCCTTAAAGTGCAACATCCAATTAAAAAAAAGTTCGCAACGGTGTGCGCTCGCTTCCATAATACGCGGAACCGGTCCCCCCATCCCACTAATCCAGTGGCCAACCATCTAATCCAGTCGCTGGCAGTGGTGCTTTGCCATTCTCTTCACGCTTCTTATGTGAATTGTGGCAGGTAAAGCATAACGATTGCCAGTTGTTTGTATCCCAGAACAGCTTGAGGCTACCACGGTGCGGCGTAATGTGATCCACTACATTAGCATCTGATCTTATATTCAAACGCCTACAATAAACACATAATGGATTTTGCTTAAGGAAGATAGCGCGAGCATTGCGCCATTGCCTAGTGTTATACAGTGCCGCAGTATTAATGCCCATTAATATAATCCTCTATTAGGTTTAATGCTGTGTCTAATTGACGCGCAACATAAACTAAATACCCATTATTAATTAATACTTCCCTTATTCTTTTTTGATTATTAGATTCAATACCTGTTAATGTTTTTAATTCTATAAATAAACCATTAAATCCATTTAATGGTGTGGCAATAAATATATCTGGCACACCAGATAATAATCCCTCTTTATATAATCTTAATCTATTCTTACCAGATACTGCTGCACCATTAGGAATAGCAAATATTAATATCTCTGGGTAGAAGGTCCTTATATACTGGACTAATTTAACCTGCATTTGATGCTCTGTCATATTGTCCTTGCAAAATTATTATGATATTTATTACGAGCTTCAGCCGCAACTAATTCAGCCAATTCGATATCTTTAAAATAACCAAAAGACATTCTTTTTTTATTTACCCAAATGCGAACATGCCAGCTTTTTGCTTTTTTATGCCAATTAACAGCTTTTACACCAGATTTATTAATTTTATATCTCATATTTTGACTGTTTTGGCTTTTTGTGCATTCACGTAAATTTTCAATATGATTATTTAAGGGATTCCCGTCGATATGATCAACAAATTTTGGTAAATACTTATTACACAATAAAAAAATTATTCTATGCACTTTTTGCCGTTTTTTATTAACAATTACGGTTTGTCTGCCGTCTATGCCGATACTTCCAGCAATTTTATCTTTGGTTTTTTGAGTGCCGCGGTTATCGCGCCAATACAAATTGCCATTTTTGTAATAAAAAATATTATGAACAGTTTGATAATCCATTAAATCTCCCAAAAAGGCTTTTGTCCTGCTGTCCACACATTTGTCTGCTTGACCTTGGCTTGATAAGCATAACAACGGTGGGGTAGATCATTAAAATAAGGCGCATTGGCCTTACATTTCCCATTCCATGACTTGCTAACATGATGCTGACAATCTGAACATCTTATCCGATCATCAACAAACGGCGCCAGCTTTATATCTCCAAAACTATCCAGCTTAATCATCTTATCCTCAGTTTTTATCATTCTATTGGTTCTTTAGTTCCTATTGGTTCTCTATCAGTTTCCTTTTAGCCGGGAACCAGAACAGACCAGAGAGACCAAAGTGCCATTAGGCATTGGTTCTCTGGTTCTTTTCCTTAGGGCAAAACCAATAGAAAATGCTTTTTAGCACCGTGCACCAAATGAGTAGGTAAAGGCTCTTTTTTGATCTTTCCGGCATCTATTAGTTCCTGAATAGCCTCAATAAAAATAGTCTTTTTGCCACCTACAATTTCAAGCACGTCATTTCCAGATGGGTATTCCAACGTCGGCAAGACCTCCATAATCTTATCCTGGAGCTCATCACGGGTCTTTTGCATAGCTTTGCTAATACGCTCATTACGATCTGATCTCTCTGCGCTGCAATAACGATACTGGACTTCTACCGTATCTCCAAACATATCGGTCACAAATTCGCTATGCACTACTGATTGAAACAAAATTTCCTTAAACTGGACTTCCTCACGCACCTTTTGAATTTGCAAAATACGGTCTTCACTATCTTGATTAATAGCTAAATTAGCTGTCCAAGAGCCATTATCTTTCCAGGCTGATGCACCTCTTGCAGATAATGATCCAATCTCATCAATGCCTTTGCCATTAGCTTCTTTAGATAAATGATTAATTAACCATATTGGCATTTTATATTTGGCCCACACTTGCTTAAATAAGGTCATAAACTTACCAATTTCAGCATTATCATTTTCATTATCAACATCTATATTGGCCGATGCTGTGTCAAATATAACTAATGGTGGAAATATAACGCCTCTATATTCAACTGAGTGCTTTTCTACAGCCTCCATTAATAATAAATATAAAGCCTCGACCTTATATCTATTGGAATGGTAAAGGTGCAGCCTTTCACCAATTGTTTGGATGTCATTACTGGATTTTCTAAACTTCTTAATAGCATATACAGCTTTATTGGCCTGGACGCCGTCCTCAGTAATGTATAAAACTTTTCTAGGGATTGAGCATTTAATATCCGATAGATGGTCATCAAATCCAGCAACAATAGCAGCTAAAGGCATTAAAGCGGTTGTTTTACCAACGCCACCAACACCAGAAATAACGCCTACGCCATTGGGTAGGATGCCATCAATGATCCACTCAGTAGGCGTCAATACTTGATCAATCGGTAAAAATGCCTTTTCTAATAAGCTAGGCGGCCTAATAATTTCACCAGTCTCTGGGTCTACGCTAAAGTCCTCTAATGCACTGGATTTCTCATAAGAAGTATATCCATGCTCACGAGCCAATGCAATCAATGTTCCTGCTGTAATGCCTTGCCCTTGGAAAGATCCCCATTTAAAAGGCATCATTACTGGATCATATTTGTCTGAGCTTTGGCTCCACTTATCCCACAAATTAAATCCATCATCACCTAATTCTTGCTTTAATGCCATACCCACTTTGATCCAGATCTCATAGTCCTCAGCTGGTATATAAGCAATTGCCTTCTCAATGACAGAAGCATCAGCCTGGTATTCAATCTCTCTAGGCACTTTAGGCTCAATAGGATCGCGATATGGGACCATTGCCAGCTTTTCAAAGGTTTCCTTAAGGTAATTGTTTTTAAGCTCGCCGGTCACGTCATAGTCCGTTATAAGCACATTCATGGCCTTACCAGGCTTAACGCTGGCAAATATTTCTATCTCATGGAATGGCGATAGCTTTACTGAGTTTGGTATTTGGTCCTTTTCACATAAAACCCAGTAATGGGCGCCATGACCCGAGTGTGAGGTCTCATAGCTATGACCAGACAATTCATTCATTAATTCCATTTGCTTAGGGTGCGCCAGGCCGTCAGGTGCATTTTTCCAGTCAATATCAATGCACACTAGATATTTGCCAATGATGGTAAATGGGCGAGTAAATGACAAACCAACAAATGGAAAGCCTAATGCTTTGGCTTGTTCATATGTTCCTAATTTATCAATCGAGGCATTTTCTTTAATGCCGGTCATGCCGTCCATAGCCTTGGGATGCTTATCTACCTTGCTAGGATCTCCAGCTCTTGGCTTGACGTCAAAAGCGCAAAATATTGGGTGGTGTGAAATTTGTTGCCAGAAGGGTGTAGGCCCATTAGGATTGGGGGTATAATTACTCATCTGTTTGATGCTCCTATTTTGCAGAGATGGTGGTCTTAATCAGATGCCCCTAGCTTATCACTAGGGGCTTTTTTTATTCCGGGTTTTGATTGTATTATAAATCTTTGACCGTGCGCGCTAAACTTGGTTCACTTAATGATTCAACAAAGTGATCAGCTGGCAATTCAATGCCTAATTTTTTAAGCTGCGCTGGTGTTTTGATTGTGAATGCCAATGGGTTGCCAGCCAGATAAGCCTCTGATCCTACCTGGTTAGCAAACTTTACCATTTTGCGGCCAGGCTTTAATTGCCAGCCATCAATCAATTGCCCAGAAGCTAATGTTTGCTTGGCTTCGGCCTTCACTTGATCTGCCCAATCGCCAACAATCTCGGCAATATCTAACAGCTCATTCATTGATTTATCTTCAATGGCAAACTCTTTAGCAGCAACCTTATTGGCTAATGCTTTCACCTCAGGACATTTAACTTTGGCTTTGCAATACTTACATTGCGCAGGTCCTGCAATAAAACCAGCAAACGGGTCTTGAGCTTTCTCAATGGCAGCAAGCAGCTCATCACTAAAGGCTAATAGCTCCTGGGCTGTATACTCATGCGATGATCCACCAATACCTGGCTGAAAAATAACCACTTCAAATGTGGTAATGTTGTGCTCTTTAAACTTTAAATAGGCGCCTAAGGCATAAGTCATAAGCTGCGTATTACCTTTGGCAATTACTGGAATACGGCCACTTTTCAAGTCAATAACCTTAATCTTATCCTTTAGAATTAATACCGCATCAGCCGTGCCACCCAGGTCTGGGTGCAAATTTGATAAATCTGGTGTTAAGTCAACCTCAACGTGCGGGGTAACACCGTGCATCATCACATAATCAACATAAGTCTTGGCAGTGTTGATCATGTCATCATCAAATTGGCTATGGTCTAAATCTTGACCGGTAAGGAAAGCCTCAGCAATTGAGTGGATCTTGGTGCCGCGCTGAGCCGCTTCGCTGCTTGGCTGGATTGGCATTTGCTCTTCAAGAGCCAGGGATCCTGGGCATTTGATCATGCGCTCTACTTTTGATGCTGAGATACGGGCGTGCTTAGTCATAATATTTATTTCCTTTGCTTGAGTTTAATGATGGATGTAATAATTGTAAGTTTTCCCATACGTGAAGGCCGCACACGTTTTTGCCTTGTAAAGGGATAACGTGGTCAACGTGCATATCCCATTCCTTAGCTTTAGCATAAACTAAATCTACTTTTTCCTTGTCAAACCATTTAGGAATAGCTTGCAGTTTAACAGCGCGGCGTTTGTTGCTGAATGCAGCACGCTTACCAGGATTTGCTTTGTGCCAAGCCTTTATTACCGCCTTAAGCTTATCCGGATTTGCTTTGCCCCATGCATTAGCTTTGCCGGGATTTGCTTTGCGCCAAGCATCTTTTGCTGCTTTAGCTTTGCCGGGATTTACTTTTTTCCATGCTCGTGATGCTGCTTTAGCTTTGCCGGGATTTGCTTTTTTCCAGGCTTGTGATGCCGCGTTAGCGCAAACTTTGCAATTCGTGCGATACCCGTCAAGACTAGAGGTATATTTACCAAAGCAATCTAATGCTTTGCTCTCTTTGCACATGCAACACGTTTTCATAATATTGCCTCAGCAATCTTCATTTTTTTAAGGATCTTTTTAAGTATTACATGATCCAAAGACGCTGTGGTTGTTAGCAAATATATGCTGTTATACCCAGATGGCTTATTGATATTTTCTATTCGTGCTGATGCTTGCTCAAGCTCGGCAACAGACCATGACTGCTGAAAAAATACAATTGTTGATGATCTGGATAAGTCGATACCAGCGCCAATACTTTGCGCATTACCAATCACCAAATTGCTGATGCCATTCTGGAAATCAGCCACAAATTTTGTTTTGTTTGTTGCACTAGTTTGTCCATTAATAATAATAGGGTTATACGCCTTAAGCTTATCTGCCAAGGCGTCGACAACAACATGGTTAACGCAAAAAACAATGACTGGTTCATTCTGATCTAATAAATTGGCAATAAACGCAGCGCCATGATTGATCTTGCGCATAGCACCTTCTATTAGGATTTCTTGCAATCCTTCAAATGCCAATATTGGGCTATGATGATTAAACAATGCATCAGCATCAAACTTTTGCTCACGTTTGTCTACTGGCAAATCAAAGCTAATTAAATTCATTGCCGGTTTTTCGTATTGGTCAAATACTTGCTCTTTAGTGCGGCGAAGCAAGTGTGGTCGAACCATATTGCGCAACTCTGGTGCATTAGTAGATCTGCTATGATCCCAAGACCCCCATGGCGCCAACCATAAGCCGCAATATTTCAGGGCAAAGTCACGCCAATTGCCTTTGTAAATGCCAAGGCCTAAAAGCATAGGGTATAAATCAGAATGGCGATTTACCACTGGCGTGCCAGTTAATGCATAAACATTAGGGATCTTTTTCATTAACTTAATTGCTGCTTTGGTCCTCAATGCTGTGCGTGACTTTAAAAAGTGGGCCTCATCTAAAATCAATGTGCTAAATTTGCCCAATGATTTAATTGAGCCTAGCAAGTCATAGTTAATAATGACAACGCCATTAGCATCAAAGGACTCAGCTGCTTTTTTGCCGTTAATAATAGTCACGGGCACGTTTGGGTTCAGCTTATTAAAAGCAGATTCCCAAACAGATTTAACAGCGGCTGGGCAAACAACCAAGACAGGCAAGTTTTCCAAGGCCGCTGCTGCAGCTGGCAAAGTCTTACCACATCTTGGTTCATCGGACAGGATAGCGCGCTTCTTTTCTAATAAAAAGGCTTTTGCCTCCA